CTGGCCCAATGGTCGTGAGGATGTGTATTCAATCGGCGTAGCCATCCGAGCAAGGAGCAAAACATGAACAACATCGTCAAACAACCCATGCTGCCCGACACAATTCATTTTCACCACACCACATGCAATGACAACATAGAGGTCATGCGCATCACGCGTACGGGTGTTTGGGTTAATCCAGATATGTCCATAGACGACACCGCCAAGGCAGTGCTGGCGGCGCTGGATTCACAAATCAAGGTGCTGGTGCTGGCCGAGCGTGAAGCGTGTGCGAAGGTGTGCGATGAGATCGCAAACAAACCATCAAACGTTGTGCTATGCGTGGCACTTGATTGTGCTGCTGCAATCAGAGCAAGGGGAGAGAAATGATTCCAGCCAAAGAGATTGACGGTGAACTGTGGATTCGAGCGGCGGATGCGCGAATCAAAGAATTAGCAGAGCTAAGGTTGCAGATGGATTTGCGCGATTACTTCGCAGCTAAAGCAATGCAGGGATTGCTGGCGAGTCCTCTCTGCCCCAGCGCGTTTGACCCAAAACAAAAAGCAGCGTCTGCATACGCGGTGGCAGACGCCATGCTGAAAGCGAGAGACAAATGAAATTCAGAAAGAAGCCCGTGGTCATTGAGGCCACGCAGTGGTTCAAGGATGGAGACCACCCGCACGTACTCATGTGCTGGTTTGATGTATGGGGAAAAGTGCGATGGGCACCCGGTGACCCAGAAAGCATCAACATTTTTGGCTGCATAAGAAAGCCAGCCATCGCTACGCTTGAGGGCTGGCACGAAGTTACCCCCGGCGACTGGATTATCACCGGCGTGAAGGGGGAGCACTATCCCTGCAAGCCTGACATCTTTGAGATGACTTACGAACGGGTGCAAAAATGAGCATTGACGCAATGAAACAAGTGCTCGAAGTCATGGATACGGTTGCACCTTCGGTGGAGGCCAGCGCCCCACGCTATTACGCTGCGAGAGAAGCTCTCCGCGCTGCAATCGAGCAAGCAGAAAAACCTTGGGTCAAGACTTATGCTGGTGGGCAACCGAACTACACTACGCCGGAGGAACCTGGGGTTAAGTTGGATGCGTCAGCGCGTCTAGTAGTGCAGCCACATCCTGCTTTCAAAGCATGGCAAGGGCTGACGGATGAGGAGATCAAAGAAATTATTGGGCCATGGGGTGAGACACCCATTAAAGGTTACACCCGTAAATTGTTTGATCTGATCGAAGTAAAACTCAAGGAGAAGAATCATGGCTAAATTACCGTTCACCCTCACAATCTGCCCTGATGAACCGAACCCGAAGCAGTACACGGCAATGTCTCCGGCGCTCATTAACGCACTGCGTTTCAGTAATGACATGACCATTGATCAACGCCAATTTATGTGGCCCGCATCAAGGTCTGGTGTCACGCAAATAAACAATCACAAAGACAAGCTGAAGGAGAAGAACGATGTTTGACGACATTGCGATCAGCAACCCAGCACGTGACAAAGCCTGGGAAGCTTGGATTAAACGTAAAGATGTGAAAGCTCTTATGAAGGGCAAAGAAGATTTTAAGTTCCCACTAGACGGCTCATATGACATATGGTGCATAGCCTGGGCTAAGGCTTGGGATGCTGGGTTCAAAGCGGGTAAGGAAGATATGAAGTGATCTGTCCAACATGCAAGACTGAAACACGCAATCGAACAAAGAAAGGAGCCTTACGCTATTACAAGTGCAAACCCTGTGATAAGACGTTCAGAACACGAGAAGTTGTAATTGACCAAGAAGAGGAAGTTGTGACTGCATACGAAAAAGTGCGTGAGTACCTAAGCACACGTAAGACACCGCCAACAATCACCGAGTTGTCCAACCATTTTTTAGTAGGAAAAATTACCATTGGAAAAGCACTCAGAAAACTTGAAGCCGAGGGCTTCACGTGGCGCATCCTCAACGGTACGGACCAGCGCTGGGCGACGACGCAAACAAACCGATCCAAGCGATCCACTCGGTATGTGGCCGTTCCCCAAAATGTTCAACCCGTACGTACCACACCACAATCCCCCCATATACGAACGAGTTACCCCCACGTTCGTGGATATGATGACTGAAGTAGGAGAAGCCAAATGGTAGAAAAAACTTTGCACGAATATATTCACGACAGACTGACCATCGAGGACATCATGCGCGGCGAAGATGAAAAGCAACCAGCGGATGCCCACCAAGTTGGCGGCAGTCACTACAAAGATATGGACCCCCAACCTTGGGAAGTCATGCAAGCACTGCTGGAACCGTTGGAGTTCATCGGGTTCCTCAAGGGCAACATGATTAAGTACGCTATGCGGCAAGGCAAGAAGGACAGCCTAGACTCCGCCAAGTATTGGCACTACAAGCAGAAGCTGGAGGAATTTGAAAAATCTTTTGGGGGGGAGTGGTGATGACTCCCGAGGGGCGCGTTAAAGCCCAAGTAAAGAAAACGCTGGACAAGCACGGGGTGTATCACTTCTCACCCCCAGCAAACGGCTATGGTCGCGTGGGCATACCCGACATCATCGGTTGCATGGATGGCAAGTTCATCGCTATCGAATGCAAAGCCAAGGGCAATACGCCGACGGCGCTTCAGCGCCGGGAACTGGAGGCCATACATAAAGCAGGGGGTGTGGCTATGGTGGTCGATGAGAACTCCGTTGAGTTGCTCGACAAATGGTTTGAGGAGGCTCGGAAATGACGGATGTAGTGGTGTTGGATCTTGAAACTTACTACGACCGCGAGTATTCGCTGTCAAAAATTACCACTGAACATTACATCCGTGATCCGAAGTTTCAAACCATCGGCGTAGCCATCAAAGTAAATAATGGTGAGACCCGCTGGTACCCACGCCCGCAGGTTGAGGAGGCTCTGAAGAGCATCGTATGGAGTCAAAGCCTTGTCGTTGCTCAGAACACGATGTTTGACGGCGCCATCCTCAAGTGGCACTACGGCGTGGACCCCAAGGCATGGGTTGACATCATGGGTATGTCCCGCGCTTTGTACCCACATGAGAAGAGCCACAGTCTCAAGTCTCAGGCTGAGAGAGCGGGGGTTGGTCAGAAAGGTGATGAGGTAATCGCAGCCTTGGGTAAGCGTTATGAGGACTTCACGCCTGAAGAGTTGGCGCGTTACGGCGCCTACTGCATAAACGATGTGAATCTGACGCATACGTTGTTTACACGTTACATGGAGACCTTCTCCCTGCGTGAGTTGCGGCTTATCGATCTGACGTTGCGGATGTTCATAGACCCTGTGCTTGAGCTTGATCGTGAGCACTTACAAGACCACTTGCTATCTGTTAAAGCACAGAAGGAAGCGCTACTCAGCAAGCTAAGTACCGAAGATAAGTCCCGGCTGATGAGTAATCCGCAGTTGGCTGAGATGCTACGTGAGCGTGGGGTGGAGCCGCCGACAAAAATAAGCCCAACGACAGGCAAAGAGACGTACGCATTTGCGAAGACGGACGAAGCGTTCAAAGATCTTCTTGAGCACGAGAACCTTGAGGTGCAAGCGATTGTTGCGGCGCGGCTTGGCGTGAAGTCTACGCTTGAAGAAACCCGCACTGAGCGGTTCATCGATATGTCATACCGGGGCAAGTTCCCAATCCCACTGCGGTATTACGGGGCACACTCTGGGCGTTGGTCCGGGCAAGATTCCGTTAATCTGCAAAATCTACCGTCACGGGGCTCACAGGCAGGCAAGATCAAGAAAGCCATCAAAGCCCCGCCGGGTTACATCATCATCGACTGTGACTCCTCGCAGATCGAAGCGCGTACGTTGGCTTGGTTGGCTGGTCAGCAGGATCTTCTGGATGCGTTTGAGAATAAGCAGGATGTGTATCGCATCATGGCTTCGCACATCTATGGGGTGGCGCCGGATCAGATTACACCTGCCCAGAGGTTCATTGGGAAAACGACGGTTCTTGGGTGTATCGCTGAGGGCGAACTTGTACTGACAGATGTCGGGCTAGTACCTATCGAGAAAGTAACCACTAGTATGCGGGTATGGGATGGGATAGAATGGGTATCTCATGAAGGCCCAATTTACCAAGGTGAACAGGAGGTACTAATTTATGATTCGCTCACCGCAACCCCAGACCATATCGTGTATTTACAAGACGGAAGTACGTGCCGATTCGACGTTGCCGCCGAAAAAAGTCTTAGTATCGCTCACACCGGAGATGGTGGGGTACCGCTTCGGCATGGTGGAAATAATCTCGACCGAAGTTCATCGGTTAGGAGTGAAGAACCTCGTGCACATCCGAGTGAAATGCACGACCTGCATGACCGAGAAATGGTTGAACCTAACGAACGCTCGACGGGGTTTGACGAAAGGTTGCCAAAAATGCAGCCAACCGAGAACGCTACCGGCTTGGTTGGACAAACGAGTTACCGACATGAAACAGCGCTGCACAAACCCGAACCATATGAATTGGAAGCATTACGGGGGCAGGGGGATAGAGTTTCGCTTTTCGTCGGTGAAAGAAGCGGGCCTTTGGATAATGCAGAACTTGGGCCTACACAAAGAACTGGAGTTGGATCGGATAAACACGAACGGGCATTACGAACCGGGGAATTTAGTGTGGGCCACAGGCAGGGAGAACAAGTCACATACAAGAGCAACGAAACATGTGATTCGCTTTCACGAGTTCAAGGCACGACACCCAGAAGTGCGCTACGCCGACTCCACACTGCGACAGCTAATCTCCAAAATGACCGACGAGGAGATAGTGGCGAGGTGGAACGCCCCATCATGCAAGCCAAAAGGCGTGTATGGGACTTACTCAATGCCGGACCCCGCCATCGTTTTACGGTGTCAGGCAGACTCGTCTCAAATTGTGGCTACGGCGTCGGCCATAACAAATTAAAACTCTTTCTCAAAACCGGCGCAGGTGTAGAGGTCGATGAAGCGGAAGCCAAACGCATAGTAGAGACCTATCGGCGTACATATGCCCGCATACCGGAGCTGTGGAAGAAGGCTGATACATCACTCGCTATGCTGGCTGCTCAGATGCCGTTCGCAGTGGATGTGCATGGGATAGTGCAAGTTGTGCCGGGGGTGGGGCTTACGCTTCCAA